CAATTCGCGATACAACAGGTACAACAGTAGGTACCGACATAGCTAACGTAGGTCAAGTTGTAATGGCCCAGTCAGCTGCAATCACACAAACTTCAGCAGTAACATCAATCGTAATCCCAGCAAATAGCCAAATCGTTGAAATCAACGTATGGGTTACAGAAGCTTGGGACAATGCAGCGACTACATTTGGCGTAGGTACAACAGTTTTAGCTACTAAGTTTACAGCCGCAGGTGCCGTTGATGGTGCAGCAGTAGGCGTATTATCAGTAACTCCGGGCACAGACTTAACTCGCACAAATGCATTTATTGATGTAGGTACTACAGATGTTAAGATTGCTGTAACTTCTACCAACACAGGTTCTGGTACAGGCGTTATCACTGTTCGTTACGTTCAAGCTAACAACTTAACTGCTTAATTAATCTTGGGGCTTCGGCCCCGCTTACAATCTAAGGAGATTAATTATGGCAGATTTAGGTATTATAAGGTCAATCACTCAAGTAGGGACGTATGAACCCTTTGAGCTTCAAGTGGCACGTGGTCAGATTACTGGGCATGAAGTAGTAAACGTATTTGGGTATAGCACAGGTATTACTAGTGCCGCATTTATTCCAGCGTGGGAAAACATTGCTGCTTATGTATTTCCAACTGTAGCTTCTACTATGGTGGTTACAAGTAGTTCTGCTTCTGATACAGCGGTTACAATTTTAATTAGTGGGCTAGACGCAGACTACGTGGCTATTACAGAATCTGTTGCTGTAAATGGTACAAATGATGTAACAACTACCAAAGTGTTCTTCCGTATTAATAGTGTTGTCACAACAGCTGGTAATGCAGTTGGTACGATATATGTTAAAAATGCTGGTGGTACAACATATGCACAGATAGCAATTGGTAGTGGTAGAACTAATATGTCAGTATATACTGTACCTGCTGGGTATACAGCGTACTTAACTCAGTTTGACGCATTCTCTTCTACATCTGTAACATCAGGAGTATATGCAACATTTCGTGCATTACGTACAAGTCCTACAGGAGTAAATAACGTTGTTCTTCAAGTCCCATTTTTAAATGACTATACAATTTCTCGCCCATACCCTCTCGCGGTACCAGAAAAAACAGACAACCAATGGCAATGTAAATCAAGTGGGTCTGCACTAGGTATTGGGATTGTAGTTTTAGGGATTTTAGTTAAAAATAGTTTTACAGGCTAAATATGGCTAAGAAGACCCCATCACTAGCAGTAGGTCGAGGTGAGAAATTACCAGTCTCGAAAGGGGCTGGACTTACTGAGAAGGGTCGCAAGAAATACAATGCAGCAACAGGGTCTAATTTAAAAGCCCCACAACCAGAAGGCGGTCCACGTAAGAAATCATTCTGTGCACGTATGTCAGGAATGCCGGGCCCTATGAAAGACGAAAACGGCAAGCCTACTCGTAAGGCAGCCTCATTAAAAAGATGGAAGTGCTAAATGAGTGATTCAATTAACAAAGACGACCTACTAGCAATGCTAAAAGAAGTGGTAGCCGAAGCCGTAGAAGCACATCCACTTAGTCCTGAAGAAGTACACTGGGTTAGGTTAGCGATTAAAGCAGAAGTAGAACGTGCAGAATTACGGAAGGCAATCATAGAGAAGACACTAACTGGATTAGTATGGGCGATGCTCTGCGGAGTTGGTGTATACTTTATAGATTGGTTTTCAGCACATTGGATATCAAATAAATAGGAGTTAATATGATTGTTAATGAAAATGGTTGGGGCGACAAAAAAGCACCAGTAGTAAAAGAAGAAGTTAAAGACATCCGCAAGGCTATACTTCAAAAAGATGCGCCAGTAAAAGCAGTAATTGAAAATGCCAAGCAAAAGTAAAGCGCAACGTAATTTTATGGCGGCTGCAGCACACAACCCTGCCTTTGCTAAAAAAGTAGGGGTTCCAGCTAAGGTAGCTAAGGAATTTAATCTAGCCGATAAAGGCAAAAAATTTGTAGGAGGCGGTATGGCTAAAGAAAACAGTAAGATGGATATGGCGCAAGACAAAAAGATGGCTAAAAAAGCTATCGGCATGCACGACAAACAATTGCACGGTGGCAAGAAAACTGACTTAAATAAGCTTAAAAAAGGTGGTTGCACTAAAATGGCTAAAGGTGGCGGCATTGAAGTTCGCGGTAAGACACGCGGGAAGATGTGCTAATTATGGCTAAGAAAAATAGTATGGCAGATTTAGATGAATTGGTCGGGCGGTATGATGAATCCGTCGCACAAAAAAGCAAGGAAAGGACCGGGCCCCAACTAAATATTGGCCCAAACATGGGCCGACAAGATGCAAAAAGTGACAAACGTCGGTCAATATTTGGTCATAAAGTTGGTGATAAAGACGTAACGGATGAAGTTACTGACAAGCGCACTGCCGGAGCAAACAAACAAAAAGCATACTCCGCTGAGAATGAATTAACAATGGCGGCAAACTACAAAAAAGGCGGTTCAGTAAGTTCAGCATCTAAACGTGCTGATGGCTGCTGCACTAAAGGTAAAACAAAAGGAAGGATGATTTAATTATGGCTTACAAATCAGGCGCCGACGGCGTAGCAAAAAAAGGTAAAACTGTTGGTAAAAACCTAGGTAACTCAGGTCCTTCAGTTGGTATTGAAAACGGTCCTAAATCTTCAGGCAGCAAAGGCGGTAAAACCAATGCAGACATGAAGAAAATGGGTCGTGGCTTAGCTAAAATCGCAGCACAGAAAAAGGGTTAATATCATGGATACTTCAAAAGCTAAAAAACTTATGCCAAAAGGCATCCCTGCATTAAAACCAAAAGCTAAAAAAGTAATGCCTATGACTATGGATGAGGATGAAGATTATATGTCACCCGACATGGTAGATAGAAAACAAGACATGCGAAATCAAAAAGCGGCAGAGAATTACGAAGCAACTAAAACCTATAAAAAAGGCGGTTCTGTAGGTTCTGCTTCTAAACGTGCTGATGGCTGCTGTGTTAAAGGTAAAACTCGCGGTAAGATGTTGTAAGGGGAATATTATGATGGCTTCTAGGGGCATGGGCGCAATTAGGCCCTCTAAAATACCAAAGGGTATTAAGAAACAGCGTAGAGACAATACCGATTTCACCGAGTATAAAAAAGGTGGAGACGTCAGTATCCCTAAGATGCCAAAAGGTGTAAAAGCAAAACGTGAAGGCAAAAGGCAAGCAGTTTGTATCTCAACCTGCTAAGATTAAGAGTAAGGTTAAACCTTATAGGAAAATAGCATGATGCACTTATTCAGTATCGGAATGATTTGTGGATTTGCAGTAGGGGCTCAATACGAGCTAATTGAAGATGACCATTATGTTATTGTTAGCCTAGGCATAGTTGAAGTAGTATTTATTTGGTAAAAACATATGACCACGTCAAACACCACAGCATTTAATTTAGAGTTTACTGAGATAGCAGAAGAAGCGTGGGAGAGAGCTGGGCGTGAGATGCGTTCTGGATATGACTTACGTACTGCACGTCGTTCAATGAACTTAATGACCATAGAGTGGCAAAACCGTGGCATTAACATGTGGACTATCGAAGAAGGCACTATTAACTTACTTCAGGGCGTAGCTACATACGATTTGCCCTCAGATACTATAGACCTACTAGAACATGTAATTCGTACTGGTTCGGGTAATGCCTCAACACAATCAGATTTAACTATCTCCCGTATAAGCGTATCAACGTATGCAAGTATACCGGCTAAACTAAATCAAGGCCGCCCAATACAAATATGGATACAACGCCTGCGAGATAACCCAAAAGTAACATTATGGCCTGTACCGAATCAAGGTACCGTATTGCAACCATACTATGTGTTAAAATATTGGCGTTTACGTAGGCTACAAGACGCGGGTTCAGGTGTAGAAACTCCTGATGTTAGCTTTAGATTTTTACCTGCTCTTACAGCAGGGCTTGCGTACCACATTGCAGCTAAAGTGCCGGAACTAGCCGACAGGGTGCCTATGTTAAAACAAATGTACGATGAGCAGTTTGACTTAGCTGCAGGGGAAGATAGAGAAAAGGCAGCTATTAGGTTTGTGCCCCGCATTTCAAGTAAATACTAATTATGGGTAATAGATACGCAACAGGTAATAAGGCAATATCGGAGTGTGACCGTTGTGGGTTCCGATATAAACTACGTGAGTTACGTAACCTTGTTATTAAAGACCACGACGTAAACATTAAGGTGTGCCCAGAGTGCTGGGAAATGGACCACCCGCAGCTTAAATTAGGTACGTTCCCAGTGGACGACCCACAAGCGATTAGAAACCCCCGCCCAGACTTTACTGGGTACGCACAAAGCAGGGCATGGCTAGTACCACCGTTGGGTGTAACAGGTACTGGGTTTATTGGAAATGTAGTAATAGTAACATCATAGGGAGTATAAAATGGCGCAAGACCCGAATAAATTAAAAGCACAACAAATTAAACCCGGTATGGAAGCAATGCGAGTAAGCGTTGGCGACCCCGGCAAAGAAAACATTAAAACCACAGGTATTGTACAACGTGGTGCAGGTGCAGCAACTAAAGGTAAGACAGCCCGCGGTCCAATGGCTTAAGAGGTATTAAATGAACTACGCCGATTTATGTACCAATATACAAAACATATGTGAAAATACATTCACAGCGCAAGAACTTGCTATGTTTACGGAACAGGCTGAGCAGAAGATATATAACACTGTTCAAATACCTGCAATCCGTAAAAATGTAACCGGTAACATGACTATAGGCAACAAATATGTAGGATGTCCGTCTGACTTTTTGTATTCGTACTCGTTAGCTGTTATTGATGACCTAGGTAATTACTTATATCTTATTAATAAAGATGTAAACTTTATGCGGGAAGCATATCCTAAAAGTAGCACCGCTGCTGGTGAGCCTAAATATTACGCATATTTTGATAATAATTCGTTTATAGTTGGACCTACACCGGATAAAGCGTATGGGGTAGAACTTCATTACGGATATTATCCAGAGTCTATTGTTACAGCGGGTACTACTTGGTTAGGTGATGAGTTTGACTCTGCGCTATTAAACGGGGCACTCGTCGAAGCTATTCGATTTATGAAGGGGGAAGCCGATTTGGTTCAACAATATCAGCAACTATATGTACAAGCTATTGGTTTACTAAAACAACTTGGTGATGGTAAACTACGTGAAGATGCGTACCGTTCTGGACAATATAGACAAGCAGTAAGTTAATTTAGGGGGTTAAAATGGCAATTTCACAAGCAATGTGCACTAGCTTTAAAGTTCAATTATTGAGCGGTGCACAAAATTTCAACACAGGTACAACAAAGGTTTATAAAATCGCATTGTATACCTCAACGGCAACACTCAGTGCAGCTACTACAGCATACTCATCTACAAACGAAGTAGTGGGTACAGGGTATACAGCTACAGGTGAGACTTTAGTAGTATCACAAATCCCAACCTCAACAGGTACTACAGCGTTTATTGATTTTAGTGATGTAACATGGACTTCAGCGACAATTACTGCTCGCGGTGCATTAATATACAATAGCACTGACAATACTGCAGTAGCCGTATTAGATTTTGGGGCGGATAAAACTTCTACAGCGGGTGATTTTACAATTATATTCCCTGCAGCAGACGCCTCTAACGCTATCATCCGTATTGCTTAGTCTAAGGCTAGGTAAAGTGTGGCGTCTACTAATGACTACATAGGTTGGGGTTCCGGCCCGTACAGCAGAGGCAGCTGGGGGCTAGACTTACTTGAAGAATATGTAGATGGGTTATCGGCTACCGCTGAATTAGGTAGCGTAACAGTAGATGCAAAAGCAGTTGTTAATGTTACTGGAGTTCAGGGCACCACTGCATTAGGCGTAACAACCGAAACCGCAGCAGCGAATGTCTTTGTAACTGGCATCAGTGGAACTGGGTTTTTAGGTAATGTAAGTGTTATTGGTATAGCTAATGTGTATCCTACAGGGGTACAAGGCACAACAGCATTAGGTAGTGTAGCAGTAGAAGCAAAAGCAGTTGTAAATGTAACAGGGCTAGCGGCCACAGCGTATCTAGGAACCACTACCCAAACAGCAACAGCTAACGTGTACCCAATTGGGGTACAGGGCACAACTGCATTAGGTACTGTAAATGTAGAAGCAAAAGCGGTTGTTGATGTTACTGGGGTTGTAGGCACAACGGCACTAGGTAGTGTAGTAGTAGCAGCTAAAGGCAATGTATATGTACTAGGAGTTCAAGGTACAACAGCTTTAGGGAGTACTACCGAAATTGCTAAGGCTGTAGTTAATGTTACTGGGGTTCAAGGTACAACAGCACTTGGTAATGTAACTGCTAAAACTGTAAACTATATAAATGTAACTGGGGTTCAAGCAACTGGGGCAATTGGTACTGTATCAACAACAAGTGCTGCAAATGTGTACCCAATAGGCGTTGTAGGAACTGGAGTAGTAGCAAGTGTATTAGTTTGGGGTCAAATAAACGACGACCAAAACCCCAATTGGGTAAATGTAGTTGATACACAATCAGCTGGGTGGGTAAATATAAACGATAGTCAAAACCCTAATTGGGTAAAGGTAGCAGCATGATAATAGACGCTAAAAAAGTTGGCAACGACATAGAGCCAAAACATGAAATCAGTTTACAATGTAAAAGTTGTGGGATGGAAGTAGACGCCACAGAATATACTAGTGGCACATGTACCGATTGCGGGGCTCCTTGGGATGAAATTAGGCACGTAGCAATACACGTAACAAGTGTTCCAATGTCCGGACAAACAATGTAAAATTAGGTAACTAATAAGGAACTAACCATGGCAAGTACATATTCAGATTTAAAGATTGAACTTATTGGTACTGGTGACCAATCGGGCACTTGGGGTGCTACAACAAACACTAACTTAGGCACTGCGTTAGAGGAAGCCATTGTAGGTAGAGCAACTGCTAACTTTACATCTGACGCTAACTTAACCATTACATTATCTAATGTAAACACCACACAAGTTGCACGTAACTATATACTAAATGTTACCTCTGCCGTAGCCCTTACAGTAACTCGAAGCTTAATAGTTCCTACTATAGATAAACCATACATCATTGAGAACAATACTACTGGTGGTCAGAGCATTCTAGTTAAAACATCTGCGGGTACAGGCATTACAGTACCTACGGGCAAAACAGTAATGGTTTATGCTAATGGCACTAATGTTGTCCAAGCGTTTGACTATGTACCTTCTGTTACGGTCGGTACTGTAAATATTACATCCTTAACCGCAGGGTCTATTACTGATTCCGGTTTAACTGCAGGTCGTGTTACTTATGCCGGAACTGCTGGCCTATTAGCTGATAGCGCAAGTTTAACTTTTGATGGCACGATATTATCTACTACAACAGTAGATGCCACTAACTTAGAAGTAACAAACATAAAAGCTAAAGATGGTACGGCAGCGGGTTCTATTGCGAACAGCACAGGTGTGGTTACTATAGCTAGTTCAGTATTAACAACAACAGATATTAACGGTGGGACAATTGACGCAACTGCAATTGGGGGTAGTACTCCAGCAGCGGGCGCATTTACATCAGGTTCTTTCAGCACTACATTAGGTGTTACAGGTGTTGCCACGTTAACTGCCCAGCCTATCCTTAACTCATTAACAGCCTCTAGCGCAGTAGCAACAGATGCAAGTAAAGGTTTGGTATCAGTTACTAATACAGGTACAGGCAATAACGTATTAGCAACATCACCAACAATAACAGGCGCCACATTAACTACGGCAGCACTCAACGGTACTCTAGGTGCTACAACTCCATCTACTGTGGCTGCTACTACTATTAGTGCAAGTGGTGTATCTACATTTTCTGCTGGCTCTGCTGGCGCACCTGCTATTACTACTACTGGTGATACTAACACAGGTATATTCTTCCCTGCTGCCGATACCATAGCCTTTGCTGAAGGTGGTACGGAGTCAATGCGTATTGATTCTAGTGGTCGTTTGGGTATTGGTATTTCTAATCCACAAAATATTTTAGATATTGCATCTACAGGTGCAACTATTAGGATTGCAGATGGTGTGTCTAATAATGCTGCTTTAAATCTAGCAATTAGCGGTTCATCTTACGCTGAAGTTCAAGCCTATAATTTAGGTGTTGGTTATTCAATGCCACTTATTTTGCAAAGACAAGGCGGTAATGTAGGGATTGGTACAAGTGCCACTTATCAACAATTAATGATGAAAAGAAATACGTCTATTGGTTGGGTAAATGCGGCTGGTAATGGTTCAGACCAAATCATATATGCAGATGGTTCTAGTACATTACAATTTTATACGGCTGCTACAGAACGTATGCGCCTAGACTCATCAGGCAACCTAGGTCTAGGTGTAACTCCTAGTGCTTGGGGTGGTTCTTGGAAAGCGGTTGATGTTTCTGGTGGGGGTGCTTTTGCTGGTG